TGACCGCAACCCACGTAGGTTAGCTGAAAAGATAGAACGTGGAAAGAAGGCTGTAGAAGCCCCCTTTAGAAAATCCATATTCTTTGTTGATCCTCAGGCTGAAACACCGACCATGTATGAAGAGGATTCTGACTTCGAGAGAGACGCTGAAGAATTCTTCTCTAAGCCTAGGCTTCCTGAGCCTGAAATTTCTATCGAGAGAGGCAATCCCAACCCAAGACCTGAAGGAGGGATAGATCCCACAATGAGATCTAGAGAATATTTCTTAGGCAGAGTCAACAACGTCAAACTTATATTGGAAGAAAGGGGAGTTCCTCAAAAGAAATTTCCTGTCGTGCTCTACTGTCCATCAGAGCCCGAGCTGGCCCATTTCAGGGCTGGCACGGATGAGATACACCCCAAGGCAGCCACTTGGCTTATGTACTATTTAAACCTTACGTACTTTCCAGAGTGGTGCCTATATGAGTACTGGACTTGCTCTACCATGTTTACAGACCCGCACATAAAGAAGGTTCTTGATGCGCTTTTCAAACTCTATCTGCGCAGTGATATGCCTTACCATGACATGAACTTCAATAGAATCCACACCAAGGCCAAGGACTTCCAGAGCATAGACCTGTCCAAGATATCTTCTCAGAGATGGGAACAGAATGGAGCTAGTGGATCGAGGCTACCTTCCTCAGACTTCACGCAGCATGCCACAAATGGATACGTTTGCAACTACGTCCTGTACAATCCTGACAAACCATCTGTGTTTGACCGCATTGAACAGGCCGAAGAGCCCGTCTGCACTCCAGAACAGGGCCTAGCAATCGTCCAAGAATTGGACGTTACAACCCCTTTTGAGAACGCTATGAAAACCATGTTCTCTGGGATAACACTGCTGAACACCATGCAGGTAGGGTCCATAATTGCGTCATCAGTGGCTGTTATTGTGAGCATAAGAAACCTCATATCCTTAGAAAAGAAAAGCTGGATAGACACTGCTGCTCTAATATCAGTTCTGGTAGCGTCTTTCACGTCCCTGGTGTGCTCTTGTATTGCAACTTACATAACGGCTTATGGCAACAAATGCCTCCTAGCTAAAGTTAAAGATTTCGTTGCAGTCAAAAAGAGTATGACCAAGGCGTTCACCGGATTCTTCACAGAGACCACTGAACGCCAGAGAGACAAGAAAGATAGCGCTTGTGGATTGATCATGACCGCAATTTCCAGTGTCATAGGGATCTTTTCCCCAGACTTCGAGGGCTTTATGGATAAAAGAGCTAAGTCCATTAGGAACACAGAGGTTGTCTCCAACAACATCGAAGACATGTGGTCCAAGATGACCGAAATTTTCTCTAATGCCGAAGAGCCATGGGAAGAATCTGCTAAGGCTGCAGTTGAGACCCTCACCGGTTTAAATGCCACGCCCCTCTCCCAGTACTCTAGTCTGCCCTTCTTAAATTCCAGGGCAGCGAAGATAGCAGATGTAGAAGCAGTCCTGAAGAGACTAGATGCGTTGAATAAAGACGCAAAGGCTTCCAAGACCCTCCAAATATACATCACTAGAATAACTTCACTCTTGGTGACGTGTGACAAGACCTACACTGATGCTAAGTCCCTTGACATATTATCCAGGGTCGTCAGAAGAGAGCCAGTAGGGATAAATTTCTATGGCCCCCCAGGCCACGGGAAGACCCATTATGTCACTTATGTGCTCCGCCCCAAAATCGCAGCGGCACTAGGCATATCTTCTTCATATGTTATTAGCACCGGAGCTACTAAATACGCTCCCAAGATAGGTTCTGAAAATTTTTACATAGCTGATGAGTTCCTGTTTGCAGGAAAGGAAGACTTTACTTTGTCGTGTTACACTTCACTGTTGAGTTCCGGCCCTTGCAATATGGACTCTGCTTTTGTTAAATGTCAGATACCAGGTTTTGGCATTGTATTTACTATCTCTAATAAAAATCCAGGTGCTATAGACTATGGTAACGCATATGGAATGTCTGACTCTGCTAGCGACGCCCTCCTCAGCAGAATGAACCCCATCAAGCTTGTTGATGCCAACAGAAAGGAAGACCAAGACAGATATTCAGATCAGAATGATGAGAGCAAGGATTTAAAGTTTTCAATCGCTGGACCTGATGGAAAGGAGATCTTCATCACCGAAGAGCAAATAATAGCAAGGATAGTGGAGCAGTACAAGAAATTTGAGGTGGACTACCAGAAGCGCCTGGCTATTTCTGTCGCCGAGATAGAAGCCCAGGCAAAACTGACCACCAGGCAAAATCTAAATGTGTTGAGACCCCACGTCTTCACTCTATTCGGTAAGCCGGGTGTAGGCAAGTCTAGATTGCATGAGACCACTGCAAAGGAGCTCTCGACCAAATTCGGGATACCCCTCGTAAAAGTGGACTCAGATTTCATAGACTATGAGCACCCATGTGTTTACTGGATAGAAGATCTTGTTGTTAGAAACCCGCAAGGTTATTGTTCTTTCTATGATGCTATCCACCCTCTCTCAATAGTTCTATTGAGTGAAAACTTTAAAATAATGAAGACCACAAGAATCTTCTCAAAAGACACTTACGCCTTAGCCTTGGGAGACCACACACCCGAGGGCCTTTATAGGCGCCTTTCCTTTACAGCTCCTAGAGATGGGGCTCGTAATAAAGAGGAGTACATGTGCAGAGGAAGCTTCGACGAAATGGGTTATGACAAGTTGAAAGAGAGAGCTGTTTCCAGATTTCCATCACGTGAAGCAGTGCCTTCCTATGCTGAGTTAGTCAATTCCATCCTAACAAAGAACTTATATCCAAAGCTCATGGAGGAGTATCACGCCGGAGAGGAAGACTCTGAACCGGAGACATACGACCTTATTATAGACATCTCCAACGGTCCCCCTCCACTTGCAGAATGCATGAGAATAGCGGCTTGCGATTTTGAAGATCTAACCACTGCCACTATTGGAAACTTTGACAAGCTGGCCACTCTAAAGGAGGTGGTCAATCCCCAATGCATAAAGCCTGTCATGATGAGCTATTTGACAGGATCCATCACCATAGAAGAGGCTGTTCTTCAGATTCTTGACTACATTTCAACTATAGATCAGTCCATCACCATGCAGTTTATAGGATCTGACAAGATAATATCTTACCACCATGGTAGAGCCCACACGGATAGTGAGGACCCCATCAAAGAGGCCAGAGCAGTCAGGTACAATAATGGATATTATATCTCTATCGAGCCCATGGCTTGGATCAGTGATGCTGAGGCGGATAAGATCCAAGAGGGAAAGATTAGAGAAGTTCCCATGTTTAAGTACCGTGACAGAGAGGTCAGAAAGAGAGTCACCACTGCCATAAAGCTAGCAAGAAGTGCAGCTGCTGTGGACGTCGACACCACCCCTCTTATAGCTGAGGAAAAGAAAAAGGAGTCAAACAAGATCAAGGACTTGCTTTTGAAACTGAAAGCAATCAAGGGTGTCTGGGACGTCATAAAGGTTCTCCTTATGATTGCCGTTGTTATAGGCACAGTTGCTGTTGGAGTGAAGATCTGGAAGGCACTGACAAAGAAGCCAGAAGAGATTGAAATATCAGAAGTTAAATCCAGCTTCAAACTTCTTAAGAGAAAAGACGAGGCCGACGTTCTGTTGGAAGAGACACCTGGTGGAGCCACCAAACAGTGGTATGCCACCAAGGCTAAGATTCCATCCAAGAAAGAACAGGAAGAGATCACCAAACAGATCAACTCTCAGGAGGTCGCAACTGATGAAGTAGGAGATAGTGGGAGTGATAAAGATAAGAAGGAACCTCTGAAAAAGAAAGGTAGAGGCAAAGACAAGGTCACCAAGAGAAATGCCGTCCTTGACGACAGTGATGATGATGATTTCAATTCCTCTATGAGACCTGCGGGCCAGCCCTTCAGATGTAGGGCGTGGAACGGTAACACCGGTGAATGGGAGATGAGGGAATATGACCTGCAAGCTTTGGAAAAGCTGCTCAGTGCCGCTCAAACTCCAGAGAAGAAGAAAAAGTGGCAAAAAGCTATAGAAATGGCTAAAGGTTCTGCCGAATTGAACATGGTCAAGACTGTTCTTCCAGACCAAGGGATTTCTACAACCAACTCTCAGCTCTCCATAATTCAGGAAAGGTGTGAGAAAAACTCTTGTTGGGTTTCATACATTTCTCCAGAGGGGGCCGTCAATGGATGCATTGGACACTTCATAGGAGGAAAGTATATCCTGACAGTATCTCACATAGCTGACGCAAGTGATAAGGATCCCAAGTATACCATATTCGAGGATGGTGACAGCTGGAATGCCGACTATGTTTGTGAGTTAAAAGAGAGAGATGTAACACTTCTTAAGGTCAGGGAACCAACATTCCCTGCCAAAAAGAGTCTTTTGCCTTTCTTTTGCAGAAACTCTGACATCACAGAAGGCAATCTGATGGATGTTAGGCTTATGCTATACACTACCAGAGGAGTTGAGGTTTACCACGGTGCTAACGCCCAAGACCTCCCAGAGAGTCCAAACTGGGGAGTGCTGGCAGGTGGCTCAATATCCTGCTACAACCCCCATGAATTGAGAGTCGACTGGGTCGGCATCAGAGATGTGCCTACCGAGGCCGGTAGTTGTGGCTCATTCTACCTGCTCACCAACAAGAAGTTGGAATCACGTAGAATCGTAGCCATACACACCACCTTGGTTCGCAGTCTGAGGGAAACCATAGGATCCATAGTCACTTCGGACGCTCTAATAGAAATGATGAGAGCGGATGGAGCTGATAGTATCCGACAGGGCATCACTCAGAAACCAGAGCTTGTCGGCCACAAAGCCAAGCACCCCATTACAGGTGAAGAATTCTACATCATGGACAAGGACTATAATGCCATCAAGGATGTTTCGGCAGAAGCTTTCGATCTTCCTGCCACTGATAGGTTCGTTCAGCTAGGATTTTGTCCGGCACTCTGGAGGCCTTGTAACTCTAGCAAAGAAAGGTACATCAGGAGTCCCCTCCATAAACATACCACTTTGCCTGACCAGTGCAAGCCTGCCCCTCAGAATGTTAGTGAGTTGTCCTCAGAGGCTAAAACCAAGTTGACCACTAGAGATGGAAAGCCTCATATACTGGGCAACCAGATTAGTTACTTGGCATTTGATCATAAGCCATGTGACAAGGGCATCCTCAAAGAGATTGAAGACTTTCTAGTCAAGAACTTTGGAAAGTTCACCCATGGATTGCGTCCCCTAAACAACTCGGAAGTACTCAACGGGGTTTTGAATCCCAATGATCCTCTGTATGGCAATCTTGGCCCTATAAATATAGAGAAGAGCTGTGGAATCATCGGAAAGCTTGACAACAGAACGAGAAAGTGTGATTATCTGGAGAAAGTAGAACAATCCCCGGGTAACTACACCATCTTGTGGAAAAAGGACCAGGTTTCCCAAGAGATGAAACATCGAGTGAAGACCATTGAGAGTGTGGCCAAGCATGGAATGAAGATATCCTGCCTAATAGAAGACAACACTAAGGTTGAGCTGCTTTCAGGAGAGAAGGCTGATAGAGGTGGCACCAGATGTATAAAGAACTCTCCCATAGATGCGTTCCTGTTTCAGAGGAAATATGCTGCTCCCATCCAGGCCTGCCTTCGTAGGCACAGGTGGGAGAAGGGTAATCCCTTTGTGATTGGGATGAATCCGTACACAGAGACATCCGTTATGTACAGGGAGCTTAGCAAGATATCTAGCAAGGGAATTGCCCTAGACTTCAAGAGGTTTGATGCTACTTGTAACAAAGACATTCAGGAAGTTGTCAAGAACATCCAGGTTAGATTATATCAGGACACCCTGGATCCCGACGACCTTGTCGGGCGTGAAGAGATAGCCAACATCTTTGAAGTCATTAAGTTTCACAACTCCCAAGACATGCACATCTGTGATGGAGTTCTTTACATGACTGATGGAAGTATGAATAGTGGTGTCTACGGAACGAACAAGGACGACGGCTTTAACAACATCGTGGCCTGGCTCTATGTGGCTATAAAGTGCTGGCAGAAGAGCAAAGAATTTGATCCAAAGATGTCAATCCAGAGTTTCCTTTGGAACTTCTTCAAGAGTTGCAGATTCTTTGTCAATGGAGATGATTTCATTGCCACCATGCTCGCAAAGGTTTGTGAATGGTTGAACTATGATACGGCCAGTGTGGAATACCTGGCCATAGGAATGGTTCCCGACTCCCCAGCGAAAAATGGTGAAGGGATGATAACACCCATTGTTTCCTTGAAAGATATGGACTTCAGCAGTCGTCACTTCAATTTTGACAAGGGGCCAGACAACGTCATGGGAGCCCTCAAGACCATCTCAATTGAAAAGGCATTCCACTGGACTACTTCAGAGAGCAAGACAGACATCGTCAATGCTATACATAGTGCACTCATAGAGGCCTGTGTCCACGGCAAATCGTATTACAACAAGATAGCCGGGGAATTTAACAGGTGTTCCAAGATCATCTACAACAAGAACAAGTTAGATCTGGACTACGTCCCTATGACCTACGAGAATATGTGTGGTGCACTGTGGGGTGAGAGGATTGAGTCCCCTAAACTTAACACTCTATCCACGATAGATTTGACATCTGGACTAGTTAATCTAGCCATAGCAGAGTACCAAAGCAAAGTGGAGATGACCTCAAATGTTTCACAGAAGTCCATGGAAGCAAGATATAACATGGACCGAGATACTAGAAGCGAGGCAGAAGAATCGCCAGGCGCTTACAGCGTTGGTGGAGGATCTCACTGCGTCAACGTCGAGTTCTACGAGCTCCCAAGGTTCGTCGAGCTCAGCTCGGGAAGCAGAGTCAGAAGACTCGCGCTTTCTGCGCTCTCAGCGAGGGATATTGTTAGCGCAGCTGGAGTTCCTATCACTGACGATCCATTCAAGTGTGGACCCCAAAATGAGAGACCACCCAAGGGCTGGACCAGAGCCCCAAGAAACCACAGGAGAGTGCTCGCCATCGAGTTCTCTGACGCCTTCACAGAGGGAGAGGTTGAAGAATATTCTCAAACCGTCCTCTTGAAGTTGTTGGATGAAATGGCATTCGATCGCCGCTACAAGCTCCGCTTCCAACAGGAGCAAAGTGACGATGGCTGGACACCCCCCCC